TAAACTTAATGATGGTTTGTCTGGTGTATAAGCTAAAAACTCAGATAATATATATTCAGAAACTGGCTGAAAATATTTCAGGGTAGGTGTATATGCGGCTAAAGCAGGATGTATATCGCTGTATTGTCTTACATACTCTCGCTTTTCTAAGGCACCCTTACTGTCCATCATTGCATTAACGTTACTAACTACTGTTGGAAGTTGTGCAACACCTTGATTCTGAACCTTTTCTGTTAGTTTTTTGTTTTCGTTAGCATCAGAAGCGGTATTAACTGCTGTGCTGTTGCTGCTTGGGCTAGATGCGGTTTCTGCTGCTGGATTTGTTGATGGGTTTTGTGGGTCGTTTGTTGCTGCCTCTGAACACGGTGCGGTAAGGGATTCATAGAGGTTTTCTATCTTGTTGTACTCTGCTGTAACCGCTTCTACGTTTGAATCAAAGGCGTCTTTGGCGTTTTTAGCGGCAGTTTCTATTGAATCTATGGCATCTTTTTTAAGATTGGTTATTAGTGATTTTACAGAAGATATGGCACTGGTCTTTAAAGAAGATAGAAAGGTTCCAACCTTTTCCCTTAGATTGAAGTTGGAATCGCTAGTATTCTTTAGACATTTTGCTTTGTCTATTAGTTTGGTAAATGCCATATGGATATCCTATTTTAATTATTTATTAGAATATCCAGAAAAACTAGCTACACATTGTTTCCCATGACATTAATAAAGGTTTGACGTAAATGTTCAACGAGAGAATCATGTTGTTCTGATGTTGTGGCGTGTCCAATGAAAATCTTTTCACCTTTCATGCCGAAACCTAAAATTAAGAAGCTTTTCAGATATTCTGATGCTATTGATTCTAATATCTTATAATCTGAAACGTTTTTAGCTTTTCTATGTTCTATCTCGTTTTTTATCGTTTCAGAAAGCTTATTATCTAATGCTTTGATTATTTCATCGCTAAGTGGAACTTCTTGAAGGGGAACATCTTTAGTAACGTCATTAACCTGAGATGTTTCTATCTGTGTTAATTTCTTTTTCCTTTTTTTATTATTAGAATCATTAACAGCATTCATAGAAACCTACTTTCTTTTAAGTATTTAGTAAGTTTCAATATGGTTTCAACTATTAGATGATTTGCTTTATTTCTACGTATTCTGGAACTTTATGTACAATATTGTACTTGTTCAAGTGTTCGATCAAAACTTCTATAGATTCCGTCTTGATCTTGTAGTTGGGTAGGAACTGTCCACCATCATAGAATTCAAAATAGTTATCGCCGGGTTCCGACTTGTTTACAAAACAGGTGCAGAATACAGATGCGTTACCGGGATCGATAACCACCGTCCACGCTCTGGCGTCGGTATCGGAATAGTCAACGTATAGTTTTTCTATCCTATATCCGCAATCTTTTAAACGTTTCATGAAATAGCCTAATGTGGTCGGTTTATTTGCCATATCCTTCTCCTGTTATTTTATTAAACTAGATGTTATATACTTCATTAAATAGTTATTCTCTTCTATATCAAATACAACTACCCCATCTTTATTAAATTTGATATTTAGTTTTTCAAATTTAAGCGATGAAAGTATTCTAAAGATATCCAAACGCAGAGGTATCACTTCTGTAAATACATCACCGTTAATATCATTCGTTACTAAAATACTTATACTATCTAGATTCTGAATAGTCTTATCCGTTAAATCAGCATACATTATGTTGTTTTTAATATTGAAGTATATTTTATTACTATCACTACTAAACGTACTTGCTCTCATAATTTCATCTAGTTTGTCGGGTGATATCGTGATGTGTGTTTTAAAGCCTATCTTGGCTATTTTTTCAATTGTTATAGGTGCTGTCTCAATGGTTCCATCTTCCTTCAAGTGGAATTTGAAATTAGCGTCTGGTGAGTTATAGGCTATATGGTTGCTTTCGATATTAAGCTTGATAATATCTTCGTTAATACATTGGAAAGCATTTATTAATTTCTTGACGCTTCCAATATTTAATTTAACGCTAGTAAACTCAGGGTCTTGTACATCGTTCTTAATTAAGAGTTTAGTATAAAGAACTATAGACTGTTTATCGCTTGTACTATAGGAAACACAGTCTATGCAATCTTTGCGTAAGGTAACAATTGCCTGATCAGTAAACTTGTTGAGTGGTATTAAAAACTTACTTAGGATTAACTTTCTGTCCACTAGAACTTCCATAATTATCACCTTCGATTTGGTTTAGTTTATTTCTTAATTGTCTAACAAGTGTAGTGTTTGATTTAAGTTGTAAATTGATTAATTGTTTTTCAACCAATACTAACTTCTTTTTCAACTCTTCAAACTCTTCCTTTGTTACTTCTGGTCTTTCTGGTCTTTTGTATAGATTAGCAGAAGGTGGTAAGCTTGTCAAATCGTCTATATCTTTAGTCCAATTTATCTGCGACGGGTTTGTTTTTTCTTTCATATGGCTTTCTTCTAGTGTTTGCTAATATTTCGTTAAGTTTGTTATTGATGATATCGAACTTGGCTTCTATTCGATTATATCTTTCTTCGAAATATTCTATAGAATTGTTAAACTTCTGAGTCTTGATTGTAAACGCAAATTCCATCTGTCTATCCGTTGGCTGTGCCGATGGAAGCGGTGGTGCTACCTGTGCTTGCGCTGGCAAAGGTGGGGGCTGTTGGTTGGGAAGAGGCGGGGGTGTTGTTCTTACATAAGACTGTGGCATACTAACACCCTCTGGCAAGGGAATTAATGGAACAGGGGCAGTAACGGCATACCCTTCCATTGTTTGCACAACTGGACGGGGTGCTGAAACGGGAGCGGAGTTCACGTTTATAGGATTTCCGCTCCTTGCTGCTTCTTCAAGAAGTGATTTAGCCACAAGTTTGGGGTCTATCATCTTTGTTTTCAAACTTCGGCTATCATTTGATGTAGATTTATTAAATTCCTGTATATCTGTATTAAAGCTACGTGCTAGATTTAATACGTCCATTAATTCCTCTTGCGGGTTTGCCATTTGGTTTAGTCCTTTTTAGTTTGTAATTCACTAATCATAGCATCGATATCAACATCTGTAGCTGATGATTGTTCAGTAGTATTTAGTGTTTGTTCACTAATATCTACTGTTGTATTGGTAGCTGGTATATTGCTACTAACTATCTGACCGCTGCCTATTGCTGCACCACCACCCGTAGTGATTATGGTGGTAGGCAGAGAAGCGTTTATTGGTTTAACATCATTGCTAAAGAAATGCTTGTTCAGTTCAGCAAGCAAGTCGTTGTATGACTTTTGTGTATAAAGAGTGGTTAAGTTCTTAACACTACCATAAATCTCTTTAATCTTTTCCTCTGTCATTCCGTCGATCTTACTTTGAGGTAAGAAGCCAGAGTTTGTATAAGTGGGCCAAGCGTCCTTAGAGTCTGAGTTCTGCTCACACTTAATACGGAAGCTGCAACCCTGTTCATCTAATCTGAGTATCTTTGATCCATAGATATCCTTATCGTCGCCCTTGGTTGCCATTTCATACTTTTGATGAATCTGCTTACCAAATTTGAGCAACTGTACGGTTCCGTTGTTTTCTGGGTGTTTAATGTCGCTAATGACATAAAAGTTTGTAACCCAATTCTGCCTACGGCGAATTTGCTTGGAATCCTCTTTTTGGACGGGATCAGTACCCTTCCACATGCTGATGCTTGCTTTACATGTTGGGCAGCGTTGACCGTTGGTGTTTGGGCAAAGCTGGAATATTCCGCTATTGTCGATCTTGCTTGTCCAGCCGTGGTGGTACATCTGCCATACGCTGTTTTCAACATCGCTAAAGTTTGGTAAAAATCTACCTGTAATCGTGTTTCCAATAATATCGATTTTGAGGTAGTCTACCGCATCCTTGTTTTTAGTGCTTGCGGCTACGATCTTGCTTAGAATTTCATCATAATTAATCATTGTCATTGTTGTTTTCTCCTGTTTTCTTTCTTTTTGTTTGTTGTCTTTATCTTACCACAATTTGTGGTGTTTTCAAGTGTTCTTTTATTATTTTGTCTATTTCTTGTATACCTTTTATTATTAGTTGTTTTGCTTTTTTTGACTTATTTAGTTTCTCCTTTATGTTTACATGGTTGTTTAATGCATCTTCGAAAAATAAGGCTCTTTCATCTGGTGGCATCCCAATCATTAAATTATAGACTTGTATGTTGAAAAATTCAAACCCATACAACACATATATCGATGTATTATTTGCCGCATAGTTTTTTGCCCACGAATATGTAACGCCGTCTATATGTTTGAAATAATCTCGTAATCCTATCTTATGCTCAATACAAAAATCTCTAATAAATGCCAACGTATCAAGAATATATTCCATCTGTGAATCACTATCGGGTGACTGTTCTTCTAATTGTTTAAGATAAAGTGTATAGCATTTAATTGCAGCTTGTGAAGTATAAAAACATAAATCGACATACTCTCTGTCGCTGTGAATGTAGTACGGGGCGTTGAAAAATAGTTTTCGATTAACGTAGGGATGATTAGTGAAAAACTTATCCAATTTCATTAAAGCGAGATATTCTTCTGGCTTATCTTCTGAAAAGGATTCAAAGTTTGCCCTTTGTGTATACGGCTTACCTTGTCTCTGTTTATAAGAAGCAAGATGCTGATTATAAATTTTTTGCTGATTTACTGTTACCGACATTTTTAATACTCTTATTGTTCATTAATTTTTCTTGTTTTCGTTTTTTAGCTTTTAGTATTTTAATTGAGTTATCTTTTACTATTTTAGATTTTATTAAATTTGGATAATATATCAACAAAGTCTTCAATATCTCCATTAAACTATTTATCCCAGACATCTTCATAAATACCTTTTGAAGGTTATCATCTTTCACTAAAGAGATAAAGAGAAAAGTTGGATTAATGTTTTTATTATTTAATAAGTACAATAAACTGCCAAACTTTAAAAGAAACAGGTCAAAATCCTTTTCGTTTAAAATGTAGACAGGATTAGTTTTGAAATAGGGTTTTGTGCTGTTGTTGTCCATAGTTATGTACTCGTATTCAAATTTTGTAGCGTTCTAAGAGATGCGTCCACGCTATTATCATCTATCTGTTGATCGGTTACGCTAGATAATGGCGATTCTTCAAACTCTTCAAGTAATAAGGTTCCATAATCGATTTTAAGCTTTGTTGATCCTGCGTTGGGTCCAAAACGGTTTTTCTGGATACCAAGGTTGCTTACACCAAGTTTCTTATCGTTTTGGTCAGACCAGATGCTCAACTGCACATCAGCGGTGAAGGAAACACCAATGCTCTCGCTGATGGTTTCCATACCAGGGTCTTCTTTCCCTGCGCCCTTTCGGTTTAACTGTGTTGCGGTAATGATGGGCACTTCGAAAAGATACGTACTTGCTCTTAATTGCTCAGATGTTTCTTTAATTTCTTCATAGGTTCCAGAACTATTACCATTCTTCCTGTTTTTCATCAGGTTTAAATAGTCCACAATGATAAGATCAGGTTTGATACCTTTTTTAATAAGCTTTTGTATAAAGCTATTAAAATGGTATATGGTCATGCTCTTTGTTGGAAACTCTTTAATAATGAGGGTCGAGTTATATTCGTTCTTGAAAGAATACAATGAAGCCTTCAACTCAGTTATTGAGTTTGTAAGACTATAAAGTGGAATCTTTGTAATGTTGCTGCATATTCTCTTGGCATACATTGTTTCTGGCATTTCCAAGGTAATCAAAACTACTGTTTTTCCACCTAGCTTC